AGAACTGCTTACCCTCTGGGGCTTTAACCATCCCTCTTATAGCTCCGGACATAAAACCCATCACATCTCCGGTGAGCATCTCTACTGCTGACAGGCTACCTTGTTTGATTAGATTAATAGCTGTAGCCATATCTTTAATGTTACCTCTAGGTAGGTTCTGGAACTGGACTAACTTACCAGTCCATCTACCTGTGGAAGCACCGTGGTACATAAGTACATCTCGGATCCTACCATCTGGTGCAGTAGAGTTCTTCATAGCTTCGTACTTAGCTGTAGAAGTTTTACTAAGACCTTGGCGTATCTCTAATAATCTTTTCACCTTAGCATCTTTAATATTTGGTAGCGCTTTAGCAACATCATCCTTAGTTAATCCAGTTAAGATCTCCCCTCTACTTGCGGACCACTCTAATATCTTGGCTCTCTGTCCAATGGTTTGGATAGCCCCTTCTGTTATTATATCTATCTCGGCTGCTAATTTAGTTGTATATTCAGAGAGGATTTTTAACGCTGCATCCACGGTATCAATGTCTATTGGTACCCCACGCATATTAATCTTTTGGTCAAGCTGCCATACTGCTAACTCTTTAGCTGGTAAGTCTCCTAACCTTTTTGATAGTGCGTGTTCTGATTCTACATCTGACTTGCAGTATTTATATAAGGTTTCAAATTTATCTGGGTGATCTTCTTTTTCAAAGTATATCTTGGTACCTTTAGTTCTTGGCTTACATAATTGTAACATCACTCTCCTACCCTCATCATCTTTGGTAACATCAAGGCCAAGTGTTTGACCTGCCCCGCCTAATGATCTCGGTAGTGCGTGGTATGCAGCTTTAGAAGCTGAACATCTCCATTGCTCTGGTTTTATCTCTGGCCAACCATAGCGCTTAACCATTATGTTTTGCCATATAGCTTTCTCAAAGAAAGCGTTATGTGCTTCTACCTTAGTCCCGCTAGGTAACCAATTGTGCATCGGCCTATCTCGTATATCTTCCGGTGTGTATAGCTGCAACGTGCCATCAGAATACTTAACAGCCAAGCAAAGAACCTCAGTAGTTGGGTGCAACGAGTACACCCAACTACCGGTTTTCTTTAAGTCAGCTTCGGATCTTGTTTCGAAATCTATGCTGATCATACTAACCTAATAGATTTGATTGTTGGTAATTAGCTGGGTTATCCTGCTCATCATCAATAACATCAAACTCATTTTCAGGGGAAACCTTAGCATCTCCACCAAAAGGCTCACCATCTTTAACTTTCTGAACATTGATTAGATAAAGAGTAATCCCTTTACTTCCATCAACATCATAAGCAAAAGGTTTCAAGCTGGCTCTGATATAACACCCACCGTAGATCTCGCTTTCATCTAAGATTGGTTGAGTTTGAGCATCAACTACCCCTGGCTTGCGAGTATTCTTAGTTGTAATAAAGAAACAACCGTGGTACTCATCACCGTATGGCTCGCCAGTTTTTGGCTTAACACCATCACCATCTTTGATAGGACTATGAAGAACCTTAGGTCTTTTAGCTCCCCATTTTTCTTTAATGGTTTCTTCTATAGCTGCTTTTAATTTACTAAGGTCAGTCTTCTTATCAAAAAGAATGTCAGTAGAATACTGCATCTTACCACTCTTGGCATTTAGTTTAGGTTTTAATAAATATGTGTAAGAAGCTTTTCCTACTGGGGTTACATAGTTTGACATGGTTTTACGTGTTTTAAAGTTAAAAAATTATTCTGAAATCACCGTGAAATCAGACTTAATAGTTGGTAATACTTCCGGCCTCTTATCGCTAAGAGGTACCATGGTATTACCGGTATCAGGTGTCTCACAAAGTGAGGCCACCAAATCTTTACCCACAAGCTTCTCTAGTTGAGCTGGGGATTTTAATTTTGGCTCGGTATATATTAGAGCAGTGTTATCAAGGTTTGATTCCTCTTCCACCATATACCGAACAGTGCTTTCGTCAACTTTCCATTTACGGTTAGCTCTCTTCTTCACAAGCTTATACCCTTCAATGGTTCTTCCGCTCTCTAATTCATTGAAGGCAAAAGCTTCTACTGACTTAACCCAAGAGGCTAACATTGGTGCTGATTCTAAAACTCTTTTGAGGTCTGCCTTTTTTAGAGTGTCTGGCTCTGGTAATATTATAGCTCCATCACTAAACTCTGCCTTGGCAACTTCCAAAGCTCTTTGCTCTAGCTTCGGACAGACCGCAGCCGCATCACAAAAAGTACACCAATCGCCCTCTTTAAATTTAGGGTTCTTAGCTTGAGTAGCTTTAATTCCTTTCTTTAAAATCTTAGCATACTTTTCTAAGTAGCCTACTGTTGTGATCCAAGACTTAACAGCTTCACCTTCAGAGTTTGGTTGCACTATGGTTAGTTTAATCTGACTCTCTGGGTGAAGATCATGTATGTGTGCTGCTCCTAACCCGTAGTAAGCTAGTTGCTTATTCTCCTCCGGGGATACAGACTTATAACCATTTTTGTAATCAATTACCTCTAACATCCCCAGTACATTAGAATATATACTAGCATCATTAGTACCAAACATATCTTCATGTACAAAATCTAAACTAAATTTAGTTTCAATAAACATCTCTCCTAGTTTAGATTGCTGGCGTACATAATTCACATATACCTCTACCCCATCAATCATGGCTTGATCGACTGGGTATTTGGTACCATCATCTAAAGTAATATCTTTACCTAGATAAGTTTGAGGTTCCCCCTTATCCAGGAGAGCCAACTCTCCTAATTTGTGAGCTGCTGTTCCTTTGGTAGCTGCACTACTGCTTGGTTGTGGTGGTACTGTCTCGGATAGCTGAATGCTACCCGGACAATTTAACCAACGCTCCGCAGAAGATGCTCCATATTTTGAATGTAATTCTGGCATAGCTATTGTTTAATTTCATTTAATTTGATTTAATAATTCCTCATACTTCTCTTGAGGTACAGCAGGGAAAGTTTTATAGCCACCTAAAGATTCAAGTATGGTTGCTAGTACTGACTCCCCATATGATTGGATAAAAGCTACTAACTCTTTCATAACTTCTTCTTTGGTCGGTAGAATTTTTTCAGCTACAGGTACGGTTTCTAGCTTCTCTACTTCTACGTCTGGTTCTACTTTAACCTCAACAGGTTTATCTATTTTTATTACTTTTTTAACTGGTTTTACTTTCTCTACTACAGTTTCTTTTACTTCCGGAGTTGGTTGTGGTCTAAGGTCCATGCTCATTTGACCAGAGATCTTATCCTCTTCCAAAGCTACTAACCTAGCTATGCCATTAGCAATGTTGCCTAGTAGTTCTGTATTAAGTGTTTCAATTGCAACTGAACAATTGTTTTTCATCCGTATTAGTTCTTCAACTTTTTTAATATCCATAGTTTATTTTTATTTTAAGATTAAATTATTAATTAATAGTTGGGCTTGTGTATCCCGGTAGATCCAACGTGGGCTTTTTCTTAGCTGTTTTAAAACCTAGAAGCCAACGCTGAACACAGAGATCCATCTCTTTTGGATGCTTTAATATGTCGTAAGCATATTGAAGAGTCCAATTTTCTTCACCTCTACCACCTTTAGAAGTGTCATTTATTTGTACCTTAATTATATCCATTACCGCGGTTTTGTTTTCACCTACCTGTGCCAAAGTCTTAGTCTTTATAAACTTTATGTGCATGTGGTTTTGAAAGTGCTTCTTAAACTCTTTCATTAATTTTGGTATGTCTTTATGTTCGATGTCCATTAGTGTTACGCTCATAGTTATTGCATTATTTGGTTAATTAAATCGTTCGTCATACTTAGCCAATATCTTATCAGCCCAGTTAATTGCTGTGCTAATATCTTTGCAGTTTGTGGCACCGGCTACGTGAGCGGCAGCTAATGACCACACTTTAGCCCTATCCATCTTATTAGATTCTTTGATTTCAAGTTTAGATAATCTTGGAACTATGCTTTTAATCTCCTGTTCAATATCCTTGAGCTGTTCATTAACTTTAAATCTTTTTGTTTTATCTACCATTTTATTGCATTATTTGATTAATTGTTTTCTCCTTATCGAAGATAGATTTAAGCATAGTTTCATCCAAACTTTTCTCTACGACTAGGAACTTGGCAGTTACATTGTGCTTCTGTCCAATACGGTGACAGCGATCTATCGCTTGGTTAATCTCTCCCGGTACCCAACTGGATTCTACAAATACTACATCACTAGCTGCGGTTAGTGTTAGGCCAGTACCTGCGGCTTGTATTTGTCCTATAAAAACCCTGACTCCCTTCTTGTTCTGGAAGTCATCTACTGCTTTTTGTTTATTAGCCAGAGTATGTTTACCTGTTAGAATTACCGGGTTAAATGCTGCTAACTTATATTTAAGGAAATTCATTACATCATGGTGGTAAGCAAAGATAACTATTTTATCTACACTTTCCAGCATATCTTTAATGTAGTTAGCGCTCTCATCTAATTTTAGCATGGCTAGTTCTCTTCTGATAGTGGCTAGTTCTCCCATATTACCTTGAGCAGGAGCTTTCTTTAGATTTTCTGCGGACATGAATTCTGTCTTAGCTATAATAAGCTCTGCTTTTTTATCCATTTCAAAAGGTATAAGCTGTATTGTTTTTTCTGGTAATTGTTTCATCACGTCTTTCTTTAAACGTCTTACCATACACGTAG